GCGGACCTAATAAATGAGGGGTTAGCAGAAGCGGTTGTTTAACGACCACACACTCTACACAGGAGGTGAAACATGCTACAGAAGTTGAAGAAGATGCTCAATATACAAGAGAAAAAACAATATGGTGCATACTCCCTCCTGAATGGGCCATGGAGTGTGTGGGGTTGGGATTCACAAGTAACAGGATGGAAGTATGATCGATACGCATGGTTGGGCTACATGATGAACCCTATTGCGTATCGAGCGGTGAATATTATCGCTGATGCAGTAGCTGGAATACCATGGAAATTATACCGTAAGATGGCAGATAATCGGGATGTAGAGATTGAGCAAGCTCCTGTACTAGATCTCCTCAAGCGACCTAACCCATCCATGGGTGAAAAGGACTTCTTTGCACAGTTCGTACAGTACTTACAATTAAGCGGAAACACATATGTTCGCAGTGCAGGGCCAAGCTCCGGGATGAATCCGAAGGAGCTTTATTTTTTACGACCAGATCGCATTGAGATAAAAAGCGGTGATTGTGGTCTGGGGGGTATATGCCCCGACGAGTTCGACGGATTGATATATGAATACACGTGTGGGAATGCCAAGGAGCGTATCGACCTAAGATACTTCCATCACACGCGGTTGTGGAATCCACTGTGCGATCTATATGGCCTGTCACCATTGCAACCAGCTAGCTCTAGCATTGACCAACTAAACGAGGCCCTACAGTGGAATGTATCGCTACTTAAGAATTCTGCCTCCCCATCGGGCGTGCTCTCTAGCGATGGTAACCTATCGGATGAACAAATTGCTAGATTGAAAGAGCAAATGGCATTGAAACATCAAGGGGTGTGGAACAGTGGTAAGCCACTCTTGCTTGAAGGCGGATTGAAATTTGACCAAATGGGCATGAGCCCTAAAGACATGGACTGGATTAAAGGAACACAATTGGCCACCAAGAACATTTGTTTGACACTAGGAATTGACCCTAGTCTAATGGGAGATAGCGATCACAAGACGTATTCTACATTCCGAGATGCTGAACGTTCGTTCTATATAAATACGGTTATTCCACTTCTCGAGAAGATAAGAGATGACTTCTTAAATAGATGGCTATTACCAAGGTTCAACATGGGCGATAACGTATACTTCGAATTCGATATCGCAGCCATAGAAGTTCTTTCGGACTCAAGGACTGAGGTTTTTGAAAGAATGATATCGGGGGTAGCGGCAGGCATTATAACGGTGAATGAAGCTCGCGAGGAATTGGGTTACAGCGAGCTAAATAATCCGGAGGACGATACAACACGCGATGACACAGAGGAATATATAGACATTGAAGAGCGTCCTGACGAAGGATGATTTTTTATTTTAAGGGGGCAAAAAGATGGCAAATGTACCAATTTATTTAAATCAAGGTGGAACTGTCCTTACAATTGGCGAGGGCGGAAGTATTGATACCTCCGCAACCTCCGCAGATGTTGCAACAGGCAAAACGCTAGTGGGATCAAAAATGTTTATCTCTTCTGTGCAAACTGGAGACGGCATGGCGCAGAACGTAGCGCATTTTCTGGGCGTAACACCTTCAGCATATGTGATTATTCCCCAAGTTGTGCCGATGGGAGCCGGCGGAGAATTCAGCGCAGTTGTGGACGCGATGAACACGGATGAAACGAATATCGTGTGCACTGTTACAGATCAAGTGGACTATCAAGTCGTGGCGTGGGCGTGATGAATATGGAAACTAAAGATTTCAAAGTAGAGTTTAAAGACTTCGACGACAGAACAGGCGAATTCGAAGCGTATATTTCTACTAAAAGTATTGACTCTCACAATGATAGAGTATTGCCCACTGCATTTAATCGCAGTGTTTCCCACAACAAAGGAGTTTTCCCAATATTATGGATGCATGACGTTAGCAAGCCTGTGGGCGCGAGTACAAAGCTATCTATAGAGAAGGATGGCGTGCGTGCGTTCGGAAAGGTCAATCTGGATATAGAACTCGGGCGAGAAATATACAGCGGTATGAAATTTGACCCACCCTACATTGATCGCACTAGTATCGGGTTCCAGTCTCTAGATGACGAATATGACAGGAAGACGAATATCCGCACCATTAAAGAACTAAAGCTGATGGAATTTAGTCTCATAACTCGTAACTTCGCATCCAATTCCGAAGCAACAGTACAATCAGTGAAATCTGATTCACCCATATACAAACGAATAGAAGATCTTGAGAAGAGGTTCGGGGATAATCCCGAGCTTCTTTTTATGTTGGAGCAAAGACTTCATGAACTAGAACAACGCATGGCTGGCTCGCAGATTAGCACCCAGCCAACAGAGTGCTCGTCTGATGACACCACTCAACCCGAATCAACTGAGTTACGAGATGAAATGAAATCTGATCCTGTGCTAATGGGTGTACTCGATGACTTTAAAAAATATCTGAGGGGTGACAAGTGATGTCATTGATTGAACAAAAGACACTAGCTGAAGAGTTACAAAGTGTGTTTGAACAATTTAAAGAAACGAATGAACAGAAGAGTGTGGAGATTAATAAGCTTGGTGAAGAAACAAAAGAAACGCGTAATAAGATGGAGAAAATGAGTGACCGGATGGATGAAATCGAAACAAAATTGAGCCGTCCTCAGTTACAAGCTACAGATACTCGAGATGTTCAAAACGAGTACACAAAAGCATTCGTAGATTGGTTTAAAAAAGGTGACGAAAGAATAAAAGGTATGGACACCAAGGCTACATTCCCGAACATGAACGAAACTATCGATCCACAGG